TTGTCGGTATGTCACACTAATATCGTAAGCCAGTCGAGGGCACTGGATGCAGATAGGTACACAAATGTCAGCAATAGAGATCTACGGGCCATTAGTTCAAGAGAAGTATTACTGTTTATATTGCAGCTTTGATATGACTATTACAAAGGTCTGCACAGAGTGCAATGAATACAAGAGTGCAGTTACATTACAAGAGTTTTTTGAGATGAACGGCCATTATCCAAAGCCAAGGCTGGTCAAGTAATGACAATAGAAGAAAAAGCATTACTGATCTGCCTGATAGGTATAGTCTTTGGCATGATACTTGTAGCTGTAGATGCCTACAAGACCGGCTATGAACGCGGAGTCCGAGAGGGCTGGCATCGAGGCCGAGCACTAAGCCGACAGGAGTTCTGGGAAGAATGATCGCTAAAGAGATTTTACAATCAGCCACTGACACAATTAGAGATCGTGGCCTTACCTATGGTCATCCAGCGGACAACCTAGAGCACACAGCGATGCTGTTAAGTGCTTACTTACAAATGCCGATACACGATTACCAGGTGGCTGGGATCATGGTTCTAGTCAAACTGGCTAGAACTAACCAATCAGCACAGCACATAGATAATTGGGTGGATCTATGCAGCTATGGCGCACTGGCTGGGCAACTAGCCTCAGAGGAGAATGAGCTTTATGTTTAATTTAGCCGATTACGAGACAGTTGAGGTGAGACTTGAAAAGTTTATTAAGGACTATCCAGATTTTCGCATTGCTACTGAGTTGGAAGTGTGCGACAAGGATCGATATGTTGTTAAAGCATATCTTTACAAAGTTACTACCGATCTTGTTGCATGGACAACAGGGCTCGCGGAGGAGAAGGTTACTGATAGAGGCGTTAATAGTACTTCAGCACTGGAGAATTGCGAGACTTCGGCGATCGGCCGAGCTCTTGCTAATGCAGGTTATGCTGCTAAAGGGAAGCGACCTAGCCGCGAAGAAATGACTAAGGTGGTTGCTACAAAAGTAGTGAAGCCAGCGGTACAGGATCTTGTACCAGATCAGCAAGACTACTGGACTACACCTGTCAATGAGTATATGAAAGTAGTCGATGCACCAGTTACCCTGGACAAGGCTATGGAGAATGTAGCTGCAATAATGGGCACAGCCGAAGCAGTCGAAGTGCCTACTTGCTTGCATGGGCATCGCGTCTGGAAGACAGGCAAGGCCAAGACTGGCAAAGAATGGGCGCACTACGCATGTCCTTTGTTAGGACATGCTGGTATGGAAGGTAAGTGCGAACCTATCTGGTATGAAATAAACAATGTAGGTAAATGGCAACCACAGAGAGCGAGAGGCTAATGGGTAATATTGGTATAAAGATAAATGGTGAATGGGTCGATCTTATGTCTGCCTTTGTGCCGTGTCAGTTATGCAATGAACCAGTGCAGATCAAAGATTTAGAGGACATAACATCTGAGCCTATTAACGGAGTTGTATTTTGGCAATGCTCAAAGTGCAGTGCAGTTAATGGATGAAGACACAATTAAATGCTCACGATGCGAAGAAGCGACGCCAGAGTCTGAGTTAATGGAGGTTGGCGCATGGTGGGTGTGTGGTATGTGTTATGACGATCTATGACCCAGCATAGGAAACACAGAGGTTTCCGCACAGAGCGCGTAGTAGCTGAGTACCTATCGACTTGGTGGCAAGGCGCATGTGTGGGAAGGGGTAGTGGCAAGGATATTGTTAATGTGCCGTTTGATGTTGAAGTCAAAGCAAGGGCAGGCTTTCAACCTCTGGTTTATTTACGACAATTACAGGCTCGGACATCCACTTCGGGGGAATTGGGATTCGGAGTCATACGGCTAAATGGACAGGGAGAAGATGCAAGTGAGTATGCCTGCATTATCCGACTAGCTGATCTATTGCCACTACTCTTATTAAAATACGGTCACTTAGACAAAGAACCTACAGAGGCAGACATTGACCGGTGTTCTGGATGTGGGTCATACATGATCAGGAGATGCTTAACTTGCCAGCCTACGACTACAGATGTCTCACATGCAATCTATCCCAAGAAGTCACTCATGGATTCGACAGTAGACCAGTAGTGCCATGTCAGTTATGCAATGCACCAATGGTTAAAGGTTTTACAGCTTCGGCAATTCACTTTAAAGGCAAAGGATGGGGCAAAGATGTTTAGAGATCAATGTGTATTTAAGAAACGCAAGGGTGAGTGTTATCACCAAATAAAGCAAGAAATAAGGCGTTATGAAATGCCGAAATGGCATGGTAGAGCTATAAATCATGTTCATTATTTAAGGGAAACTGAGCTGTGCAAAGGTAGGGTTGTGAAGACTGAGATTGCTCAGGTACACATAACTGGCACTCTTGTAGGATTTAGTCCTAATTATCGCAATGTCTTACGACATGATTACTTTGAGATTTCTGGTCAAACAACACGCCATGATTGGTACAGTTTACTTAAATAGTTATCCACAGAAGTTATCCACAGGAGGTCTTAATGAAGCGACACACCGCTTTGACCAGCACTTATGTAAATGAATTTGACAGGCATGATAACCTAAGTTCGCAGAACGCATCAAGCGTTCAACCCGCGCCGCTTAAGCGGATAGCGCGGGGGGTGCTACTAGGTTTTGGGCTATCTCTATGCTTTTTGCAAACAGCAGATTCTACAGCTCCTAAAGAATATATCTCGTATAAAGAGTATGCATTACATCTATTAGGCTATAACTATAAAGAATATAAATGTCTATCTATACTCTATGGTAAAGAATCAGCCTGGAATCCTAAAGCAGCTAATGGATCACACTATGGAATACCACAAGGTAAGAGTGAGTGGTTACGCACACAAGATGGTTATACACAGGTACAATGGGGGCTTGCCTACATAGGCAATAGATATGGTGAACCATGTATAGCTCTCGATCATTGGCGTAAACATAATTGGCATTAAAGAATAACGATCCTAGACTTACCACAGCTTACAAGCGCATTAGGCTGCAGGTACTAGCTAGAGACAACTACACCTGCCGGTACTGCCAGGGTGATGCAGATACAGTCGATCACCTTATCGCCTTAGTTAATGGCGGAGATCCATTAGATCCAGAGAACATGGCTTCTGCATGCCGTAAATGCAACAGCTCTAAGGGTGCACGCTCAGCACCCCTTTTTTTAGCACCTTCTTCTACCCCCTATGCCTCTCCTGCTCTCATCTCCCCGACACGCGCCAAACCAGTCCAGGACAGTCCGTTCATTAGCCGACCCGATCCGAGTTAGACTAGAAACATGGCAGTTAAGAAACGCAAGCGACTGGGGCAGACAAAACCACGCCTATCCAACGCTCCAATTAAGGGCAAATCTAGAGTTGCTGAGGTTGCAAAACTAGCTGAGCAGATCGGCATGCCCCTCCTCCCATGGCAGCACCATGTGTTAGAGGACATGCTAAAAATTGACAGCAAGGGAAACTTTGTGCGTAAGTCAAACCTGTGTTTGGTAGCAAGGCAGGCCGGTAAGACTCATCTAGCAAGGATGCGTGTACTAGCTGGGCTGTTTATTTTCCGCGAGAAAAACATTCTGATGATGTCTTCTAACAGAGGCATGGCCTTGACCTCATTTCGCGAGATCGCTGCAATGATTGAAAACCATGACTTCTTAATGTGCCAGGTAAAGGCGATCCGGTATGCCAACGGCACTGAGTCAATAGAGCTACTCCCTGAGTTCGGTGGTAGTAGGCTTGATGTAGTAGCTGCGACTAGAGATGGTGCTCGCGGTAGGACAGCAGACTTTTTGTGGATCGATGAGCTGCGAGAGATCGATGAACAGGCCTTTATTGCTGCTAGTCCAGTCACCAGAGCTCGCGCTAATTCCCAGTCACTTTTTACGAGTAATGCCGGTGATAATTTCAGCAAAGTGCTTAATGACATGAGAAACAGAGCCATGGAGTACCCGCCTAAGCAGTTAGGTTATTGGGAATATTCTGCGCCACAATATTGCAAAATAGATCTTGACTCGGAGGAGTTCTGGGATGCGATAGCCATGGCTAACCCTTCACTCAATTACACAGTCACAGAAGAAGCGATTCGAGAAGCAATAGCAATAAGCACTGTCGAGTCAATTCGCACGGAAAGTTTGTGTTCGTGGATTGACGCGCTTTCTAGCCCATGGCCCATGGGAATCCTTGAGGAGACCAGCGATAGTGAATTAACTATGGCAGCTGGGCCTTACACAGTCTTTGGCTTTGATGTTAGTCCGTCTAAAAGAAACGCAAGCCTTTGTGCCGGTCAGATCCTTCCAGACGGACGGATCGGGATTGGCATCTTAGAGACTTACTACAGCGATACAGCAGTCGATGATCTAAAGATTGCAGCTTCTATAAAAGCATGGTGCGATATCTACCGACCTAAATTAGTGCTACACGACAAATACACAACTGCCACAATCAGCGAACGCCTAGCCAATGCCGGAGTTAAAGTGCAAGATGTTTCAGGCCAGAAGTTCTATCAGGCTTGCTCGGATTACCTTGACAGCCTAGTTAATCATCGAGTCGTTCATTCAGGGCAAGATATCTTTATTGAGCAGATGAATAATTGCGCGGCTAAAGAATCAGACCATGGCTGGAGAATAGTTCGCAGAAAATCGGCAGGCGATGTTAGTGCCCCGATTTCTCTTGCCATGATTGTCTCGACTCTTATGAAGCCTCAATCTGTACCTCAAATCTATACTTAGACACGCCCTAGCACATTGTCTAATCTCTTGACAAATGCTACACTTTCTGTCTATGGGTATCTTCTCGCGTAAACCTCAGACACTTCAAGCACAGGTCGCGCCTCAGAT